CGATAGCCGATATGTCTTGGATATCGGTAGCAACTAGGTTCCCCTTGCTGTCCACATCTAAGTCCATGCTGGCCTCGATGGACGCCACGTCAAGGTTCAATTTGCGATAAACGGGGTCGATATAACAGGCGACAACAGATGACCAACGCCCGGATATTTCTTTGAGCGCCTTGCCGACGACGCGCCCGATAGGGATGCGCCCTGCCTGGTCATTCGTCGCCCCGTGTCCGTGGAACAGCTGGAGCCCCGCTTCGATCTTCTCATGGAGCTTATCGACAATGGCGCGATACCACTTCTTGACGATGTTGCCGTATCCGACAAGATTCCCCTTTGCTTCGCCTTCGTGCGCCACGACATAGGCCCGGAATAGGGGTGTCGGGTCTGTTTTCTTAATCTCTGCGATGGTCTCCTCGGGGATCATCCCGGCTATCTCTGAGGAGGCCATGCAATGAAGGGGGATGCAGAATTTCATGATCAGACCTTGCGTTTTTTGGCCGCGGCCTTCTTGGCAGGCTTAGGCTGAGGCGTCTTGATCGCGGGCGCGGGTACGGGTTCAGCCTTGACCGCTCGCTTGTATCCCATGCTGTTCATCAGATGATCAAGATCAACCGTCGTGAACTTGATCTTGGGATCGACCTTCCGTGTCTCACGCTTCTGCACGCCGGGAAACTCGCTCTGCATAAACCGGACCCTTCCCGGCTTCATGGTCGTCGTCGTGACAACCCGCCGCTTGCCGTCATCCTCCTTCGCCCGCACCCGTGTGGTATTCGTGGTAAGCATTAATTAATCCTCCTCGGTCTTAATGAAAATATTGAAGAAAGGATCCGAATATTTCATTTCCTGGGCGTGTGCATACCGCGCCCTCATGGCCGCGATGGCTCCCGCTTCGGTATCCGAACAAATCCTGCGCCCGGTTTCCTTGTTGCGGAAGCACCACTTCTCTTTCCCTTCGACCATCTCTTTTTTGACTTCGGTATATGGCACGTTATCTCCCCCGCCTCTTGGTAAGTCCGATAATCTCCCCACATGCAACGCATTTAGCGCATGTGTTCCAACCCTGCTTTCGCATAGTGCAGCGGCAAACCATCTTGTACATGGCCGATTGGCATTTCGGGCAGGGTGTCGCAATAATCTCCAACCCCGCGACTCGTCTAGCCGTGGTTATCATCATTCATCTGCTTTTTTCATGTGTCGCCTAACCTGTCCCGTTGCCCGGTTATCCCTGAACGCCTGGAACTGGATTTTTCGTCCAGGGCCATGATCATTCGGCATAAGCCTAAAATTCATGGTATGAACCAGTCCACAATCACAACATGCGAACCCATAATTACGCCTCACGGGCTGAACCCATTCCCCGGACCGGACTACATGTCGGAATCGGCTCATGCGCCTGCGTTCACCTGAGCCTTCATGTCCATCTCTTCCTTGAGCGCCGCCATCTCCTGTTTGGCTTGGGCGGCGTCCTTCGCCTCTTGCTCGGCGCGCAATTCAGATTCCTTCTCCTGATCGACACCCGGTATCTGCCCCGCGACGTGTTCCTTACTGATGATATTTGCCGCTACCGCCGGGATGAGCACGTTCTGGATATGGTCCCAATGTTCCTGCGTCACTTGCGGGATGTCTACCTTGATGCGCGTCGGATCAAGTTGTGCTTGGGGCGACTTCTGCGCGGCATACGTTGCGTTCCACATCTGCATGGCCTTGGTCAAGAGTTCCTCGTAGACGCCGATCCATGTTTGGCGCTCCCGCGTAGTCGATGCCATGATAAGTTCGCGGATGTTCTCGCCGGTTGACCTGTTCTTGAGAAGATCGAGAAGCCCAAGATAATGGATGGGGATACCTGTCGCCCCGCTTATCATCTTCACGCAGAGTTCGATCTCGGCTATGAGGTTATCGACACCCGTGATGGGCGCGGATACTAGATTGAACACGGATGATGTAACCAGCGCCTTGCCGATCTTCCAATTCGTTCGCTCGATATATGCCTCAACCGCCGCCCCTTCCTGAGCGCTCGTCACCGTGAACAATGGCGTCGGGGAAGCGAATAGGTGGTCTATCTCCCTGAGATCTCGAAGTGCCCTATCAAGGCGGTCTATCTGCGTCAGACAGGCTGCAATCTTCGGCTGCGCCTCGTTCGGCATATTGATGCGCCCACCAAACTTGGCATAGACGAACTGTGTCTCACCATAACTTCCTGCCGGAACCGTTGATGTAGCTTTCCACGAGAGCTTCTTATACCAGAGATAATCGTTCGGATCGGCCTCGACAACATATTTGCTGGATAGCCATGATCTGAAACGTGCCGAGATCATCCCCGGCCAATCGCGGTAAGGTTCCTCATCCAGCCATATCTTGATGGCTATCTTGCCTTCGATCTCGGCTTCCTTCGCCATCTCCTGATCCAACTCGCCATCAAGGTCATTGAAGGACATAAAGTCCTCGGCAAACTGGAGTTCACGTTCAGCCTCGGCCCGAGTTTCTGTCGTATGCGATATGCGAATCCCTTCACCTAGGATGAATGCACCCCGCAGGTCGATGATACTCCGCGTCTGGAGCGCCCCCCATTCGGCGCGCCCGCAATACTTCTCGCTTATGGCATAGACCGCATCTTCATAGATCTGATAGTCATTCCCGACATAGGCACGGGATACTTCCTGGAGCGTCAAGATATCCTTGACTAGAAGTTCCTGGACTTCCTTGTTATGGATTGATTCTTTCTCGAGTTGTCCGGCAAGTTCAACGGTTTTATCCCGGAGTTCACGGACTTCGGCCTGAAGGATTTTGCTTTTGTTAAATATGCTCATTCCTTTTTACTCCGGGTAGACACTTCTCTTGATGCCGCCGATATACACGGCCCCAGCCGCCCGCATGTGCGTCATGATGGCGTAACGTATGGCGTCCATAGCGTGATCATCGAACTTGACGGGTTCAGGTATGGTATTGCCGTGCTTGTCCTCTCGCCAGTTGTATCTTCCGGCCTCCTTGATAATGTTCATCGAGCCCTGAATGATATGAATCTTCTGAGACTTGAGGTAGCCAATGCCCGCCCTCACGCTATCCGGCCCTTTGTCGCAGGCACGAATATTGAATCCGAATTCCCCTATTTCATCGATGCTTTTGGGCTCGGCGGCGTCGGCGTAGATCTGTTCATACTTGCCGATCCCGAGACCCCGCATCTCTGAGGCGATAGCCTGATTGGTCAGTCCGGCCTGATAGATAGCCTCCTCAAGCCAAAACTCATCGGCACGTCTGTAGACCTTGATAAGCGCCGAGGAATTAACTGAATAGCCGAAGTCAAGCCCATAAAATAACTCATCGAAGTGTATAGGCGCCGCCTGGATGTCCCAGTCGTAGATCCTGCCCTTGGGCGAGGCCCACATCCCGAAGAGATAGATCTTCCTGAGCGCCTCATCCGTCAGGAGCGACAGTTGCCGCCTATAGTCTTCCCGCATCGAGGCAATCGGGTTATCCTCGATGGTCGATACGTGGACAAAGGCTTCCGGGTCGATGTTGTCGAAGAACCGCGTCTTGAGCCAGGGGGCCAGGAGCTGATCCGGGTTAAACGAAAGGATGATCTGCTTATACGTTGCGCCAGGCTCGCGAAGAACCAGATCGGTCTCGACGAACTCACTTGCCGTGAACTCTGTCGCCTCCTCGATCCACATGCCCGTCAGTCCCTTAATGGACTTGATCTTCTCTGGTTCATCCAAGCCGTCGAAGAGGAGTTCGTTCGGTCGCCCGTTCGGGGCGTTGAATCGAATGACATGATCCGACTTGTTGTATTCGAAGGCTATGCTGTTCGCCCGAAGTAGGACCTGGAAGACCTTGATGACGGATACGCCGCAAGTCTTGCGAACCTTGCGGAGGACAAGGAATCGATGGTTGCCTTCATTCAGGCAACGATAGAATATCTTCCGCGCCGCAAACTCGCTCTTGCCCGAGCCGCGCCCCCCGCAGAGGACAAGGTAGCGATGCTTATCTTCGAGGAGCGGGAAGAAGGAAGCGGATAGAACAATCTCGCTCATTTAGCGCCATTGCCGTTCCCGTTCCCGCCACCATCGCCGTCCTTCGTGTGTATGACCTTGATGACCAGGGCTTGGGTTTTACCGTCGGCATCGGGCGCGCCGCCGATGGGTTGCGTCACCTTGCCCATCAGGCGCTCATGAACCTCGGCAATAGCCCAAGGACGCCCCTTCTCGTATGCCATAGCTAGGATATCGGCGGCGTCGGCAGGCTTGAGGCGTTTAGCAAGGCGGTTTAGAAACAGGTTTGTCCAGGCAGTTCGCTCAACGCACGCAGCTCCCCCCTTGGCCCTTCGGGGATCGGCCCCCTTCTTAAAGGGTTTCAGGTTTTTCTCAGATGAACTGCGAATCATTTTTCTTTCTCCGCCATTGCCACGCCGACAAAAGAGTCGGCCTTGTGAAGCCTGTTGATGCCATCAATCAGGTCATCCGAGGGCGAGTCGATTTCGAGGGTGATCCGCATGGACTTGTCCCCCGATTTGAGGGATTTAATTCTCACCTCTTGGATCAATGCTTCGAAGCCGACTTGTCTCATGCTTTATTTGTGGGCGGCATTATCTTGGGAATTACCCTTCGCATGTCCGCCCGTCGTGATTGAAACATTAGTGGTAATAAATGTCTACACTTAGCAATAAGTGTATGCGCTTATACACCATGTTATGAGCCATTAATGAGCCATTCATGGCGTAATGCGGTAAATAAGGTTTCTTTAATAAGCGATTTCGCTATTAAAGAATATCGGGTTTCGCTTTAATAGCCGCCAAGACTGCCTTGATTATGGCGGCGACCACAGCGAAGAGGGTATAGACAATGACCACTGGGATGATCAGGAGAAGCAGGGCGACACATATGATGCCGACGATGGCGGCCCCAATGATCTGACCGATGCGCTTCATGACTTCTTAATCCCGGCACTTCTGTCTTTGTCGATATAACAGGCATCGGGTTCATAGGTGTCAGCCCTAAAGCCAATCCCGAGAAGCTTACAAACATCATTGAACTTTTCTTGAAGTTTCCACAGATCATTCCGAACTTCATTAAAGTCTTCTCTTGAAACTTTCTTCTCAAACATCTTTCTTCTCCCCCAGGGCAATGATCTTCGCCCTCAGTCGTTCCAACTCTTTCGCCGTGACCTCCTCAAAATCCCATTTCTCCCGGAGCCGATAGAATGCCTTTTGCTTTTTTGTAAAGAACCGGATCTCCTCGATGGCGTATTGTTCCGAACCGATCTCGTAGACTTCTATGCGCCCGCCGACATAATCGAAATAGGCAGGGTCCATTACGCACTCTTCCACGAATGACAAGAAGAATGTCTTGACTTTCATGCCAGCCTCACGAGCATACCTAAAAATGTCCCCGCCGATGCCCCGAGCGCATACGCCACGAAAAGCTCACGCCTACCCGCCGTGATGCCACGTTCTGTTACCAGAAATGGTACAAGTGTAACCAAGAACGATACACACATCGCCATAAAGACCATGCCGCTTGAGACCGAGCGATACCAGAGGACGACGAGTACGTCCGTACCCATACCTAGTGCGAAGAAACCGAAAAGGCTTCTGAGGCGTCGTTTCAGGTGGCGGGTCATCGGCCCTCTCGCACACGTTCACGTGCGCCTCTTATACCACCGCCACACCACGACCATACAGAACCCGAGCGCGAGCAGTGCGCAGATGTTCATCGGACTTAGAGAGATTTTTAAGTCAAATTGCACGACTAGAAATTCTGGAATAATATTCATGTCGTAGCCTGATTAAAATGTTCCTGCTTGTAAAGCCAGGCCATTTTTCCTTCCAGGTCGCGGTGATAAGAAACAGAACATATCATGAGGTTGGAATTTCTATTATCCGTTTTGTTCCCGTTGATATGATGTACGACCTCATTGCATTTGAGTTGTCTCCCCAATGCTTTCTCGGCTATAAGGCGATGTTCAAACATACGATTCTGATTATTCCTACCCGGAGCATAGGCCATCTGATAACCCATACAAAAAGTTCGCCCACCCCGCCACTGGTGGTTTTTTTCTCCAGAATGGGATTTGCTCATCTTGGTCCGCGTTTCGTCGCTGGTATGACGAGTAGTCGCCGAGGCACTCATTTTGGCCCGGGACGCCAGAGCATGTTTGCTGCCTTTTCTCATTTTACAATCTTTAAGCCAAACTGGATTACAAGATACTCAGGCATGAGGTTCATGCCTTGCCTCTTCCTTTTCTCGTAAGTTCAATATATGCTGTAGCAGCGGTTGCGGCGGCGGTTGCGGTTGCGGCGGCGGCGGTTGAGGCGGCGGCAACGGATATCGAGAGTGCCTTAATGTCGGCAAAGATTTGCTGGTGATCCTGGCGGTTCTCGGCATGGAAGTTTTTAAGTTCCTCTGCCAACCCCGCCTTTTGTTTTTCTCCTGTCTCTATTCCCATAGCAATCCCCGAGTGGAGAGGACACGGCTTCCCATTTCCGTTCCTGCCATTCTTCCGTGCGTCATAGATCAACTTCGTCCAAGCCGCTATGTTGCCTAACCCGAGTCCGATTGCCGTAGCTTCGCCGACTGATAGCGACATCTCATGTCCCCTTTATGGCCTTGAGTCCTAGGTATCCGGCAGCGGCTAGGATTGCGCCGCTTTTGATATTAGACATAACCCGCGTCCATCTGAGCTTGCTCTCGGATGCCTTCCAGCCCTGTTCTGCCAAATGCCGAATGCGACACTCTGCATCGTATTTTGCTTTCCAGGACTCAGAGATGACGACCTGGGCATCATACTTCGCGGCCCATGCGGAGATTACCTTGTCCTTCTCCGCAATGACCGCCTG